GTATCAAAAGTAACTGAGATTTTTATTAGCGAAGGTTTGATCTAGTGGTAAAATAGAATAACCGCTCCATCATTGCCCTGCAAGGCTAGGAGCGGTCCGAATGTTCAGGTGCAATTATATACCATTCTCCTGAACTCTCATTAATTTTTTGAGGGTTATCTAAAAATGCCAATATCAAAATCAAAACGCACTGCTATTTTCAATAAAACTGGCGGAAAATGCGCGTACTGCGGATGCAAAATAAACCAATACACATTCACAATTGACCATGTAACTCCAAGATCTTATGGTGGGACTAACGCATACGAAAACCTTCTTCCTGCATGTAAATCATGCAATTCATCAAAAGCTCAAGGGTCTGTTGAGTGGCTAAGAATTAGAAATAAATTCATAGCGAAGTTTGAGAGAAAAGTGTCAAAAGATGTAATCGACTTCTGCATAGAAAATGAATTAATGGAGCAATTGAATCTTCCTGACCATAAATTCTATTTTGAGGTGATGTAATATGGCTATTTTCAAATCAAAATTATCTGAAAATTACGTCACGCTTCCAAACGTTACGATACAAGACATCGAACTTTCTTGGGAGGCTCGCGGTCTTTTGGCGTTCATGCTGTCACTGCCTGCTGATTGGGCTATCTACAAAGAATGGCTAGCTGAACAATCTGCGATGTGCGGAAAGGATAAGCTAAATAGAATTCTTGATGAACTTATTGTTGCTGGATACTTGGTTAAGCAGCAAAAAAGATCTGGTGCTGGTAAGTTTGCCGAAAACGATTGGTTGGTGTATTCAGAAAAACAACCAACCGATGAGCAAAACACCGTTGACGGATCAGCCGTTACCGGAAAACCCGTCAACGGTAAACCCGCAGCTACAAAAGAAACATCTTTACAAAGTAAACAATCTACAAAAGAAACAGTTAATACAAAAGAAACAGCGCCGTCAGAAAAGAAGCCTTTTAGCCTTCCTGAAAAACTAAATCTCGATGCTTGGTCACTCTGGACTGAATACCGCAAACAGCAAGGATTCAAGCCGTACAAACAAGTAGCACTAGGAGAGGGAGCGGCGGCAAGCAAGCTGATCGAGTTGGCTGGTGGCGATCCTGCAAAACAATTGGCGATAGTAAACCAGTCAATATCGAATCAGTGGAAGGGCCTTTTCGCACTAAAGACCGAACAGCAGCAGAAATCAGCAATTCGACAAACTGGATTCACTGCCAGTGAAAATCCATCCTGCACTGTAGGGAAGATCTGAAATGACGAATCAAATAAACCTGTCAGTACTATCTTCTGCAAAATCAATCACAGCCAAATGTGAAATTCACGGCATTGATTATCAGAAGCATGATTTTTTTGGTCGCGGATATCACGGTATTTGTCCTGAATGCGCAAAAGAAGCGGATCAGATTAAATTTGATGCGGAGCAGAAAGCAATCAAGGCAAGCAATGACGCAAAACTGAATGAACTCAGAAACGAGCGTATTAAGTCATCTGGTCTTCCTGCCCGCTTTGCATGGAAAACATTTTCAGACTATGTACCAACAACGCCAGATCAAGAACACGCGCTGACGGTTGTTGCTGGATACGCTAAAGACACCGCAAAACTAAATCGTGGTCGCGGGATGATCATCACTGGCACGGTCGGGGTCGGGAAAACTCACCTGGCGGCATCAATCATCAACGAAATTATTAAGCCTGATAATTCAGTAAATGCGATCTATGTCACATTCAGCGACATGATCCGTCATATAAGATCGGCATGGCGTGATCGTAGTGTTGATGAGCAGTCACTGATAAACAAATACTCGTCGGCATCAATGCTAATCATCGATGAGATCGGCGTGCAGTTTGGTAGTGATAGCGAGATGGTGCAGATGTTTGAGGTCATGAATAAACGGTATGGCGAAATGTTGCCGACTGTTTTGATTTCTAACCTGCCAATGGATGAATTATGCAAACTGCTAGGCGACCGCATAATCGACCGTATGCGCGAAGATGACGGCATAGCGGTGCGGATGGATTGGGAAAGCAATCGGAGTGCGTCATAGTGGCTAATATTGCGTTAAATGATATTAAACAAGCCCCGTTCAGTCATGAGGCGGAGCAATCAGTTATCGGCGGGCTGCTTTTAGATCAATCTGCATGGGATGACATAAGCGTTATTGTTTCTGTAGATGATTTTTACAGCAAAATTCACAGAACAATTTTTCAGGCTGTATCAGTTATTTTATCGTCAGGCCGAAGCATTGACTTGATCACACTGCAAGAGGAGCTGGAAGGATCTGGATTGCTTGAATCGGTAGGCGGGTTTGTTTACCTGGTTGAGATAGTTCGAGTAACACCAAGCGCGGCAAATATCACTGCTTACGCAAAGATAGTAAAAGAGCGATCACTAACAAGATCTATGATCGCCATTGGTAACGAGATGGTAGAGGCTGGATATAACACGCAAGGCCGAGCAGTCTCTGAAATATCAGATTCATTTCAGGTGAAATTAAACTCACTCGTTGAAACTGGATCGCCAGACGATAAACCTTCAAACATGAATCAGGCGCTAAATAGTGCGCTTGATAAAATCGAAGAGGCACAAGCAAGAGGAGGGTCAATAACTGGGCTGTCCACTGGATTTGCTGATCTGGATAAGCTGACGAGCGGGTTACAGCCTGCTGATATGATTGTTATTGCTGGGCGACCATCATCGGGAAAAACAACAATAGGGCTAAACATCGCCGATCACGTTGCGCAGACTAGCGGAAAGCATGTGATGGTGTTCTCTCTTGAGATGCCAGAGGATCAATTAACCCGCAGGTTGTTAGCATCAAATGGCATGGTTAACATGACCAAGATCAACAATGCTAATTTGGATGATGATGACTGGGGCCGGCTAAGCATGGCAACTGGTAAGCTCATGGAAAGTAAGATGCTGATCGATGATGCGGGCGGTCTAACTCCATCAGAATTAAGATCCAGAGCAAAGAGGGCGCACAAAGAAAACGAATTAGGACTGATCATTATCGATTATTTGGGTTTGATGCGCGTACCACAGTTGGCCGGTAATCGTAATGCTGAAATATCCGAGATCTCGCAGTCAGTGAAAGAGTTGGCAAAGGAACTGAATGTGCCGGTAATCGTGCTATCTCAGTTAAAAAGAAGTCTTGAGCAGCGAGCAGATAAACGACCAATCAACTCAGACTTGCGAGACTCTGGTGCAATTGAGCAGGACGCCGATTTGATTTTATTTGTTTATCGGGATGAGGTTTACAATGATAACTCTCCAGATCGCGGAACGGCTGAATTGATAATAGGGAACCAGCGAAACGGCCCGCTCGGAAAAGTGAGATTAACGTTTCAGGGTGAGTACTCTCGGTTCTGCAATTTCGCAGGGCCAAGATTTAATGATGAATATTAATTAACGGAGTATCAAAAATGAACGTGTTAACAATTGCTGGGAATATTGGCAAAGACGCAAAAATTAACCAAGTTCAAACATCTACTGGTTTCATTAACGTTGCCAATTTTTCGGTTGCAGTGGCAACAATGAAAAAAGATCCATCAACTGGCAAGGCGATCAGTCAGTGGTTTGATTGAGCTTTGTGGGGTGATCGCGCAGATAAGATCGCGCAGTTTCTGACTGCTGGTACAAAAGTTTGCGTATCTGGTGAAGTAGGGGTTGATTCATACCAAGACGGCCAAGGCGTAATGAAGCCTAAGCTAACGGTGCGAGTAAATAACGTTACACTACAAGGAAGTAACAACCAACAGCCGGGCCAGCAACAGTCGCAGCCAATGCAGCAACAGCGACAACAGCCAACGCAACAACCACAACAGCAGGGCTATCAATACAACCACCAGCAAGCGCAGCAGCCGCAGAATGCAGGTGGATTCAATGAGCCACCAATGAACTGGGATGACCAAATACCTTTTTAATCAATTACTTGCGGCCTTCATTGGCCGCTTATCGGTGACTTATGTCAATACCAATTAAAGATCTTGCTCTGATAGTAAAAACAAAACAAGATTTAATCGATGCGCTAGAGCCTTTCGAGTTTGAGAATCCGGTAGAAGTGGTTATCAGGCCGATCGCAGCAAAGCGAACGCTGTCACAGAATGCGCTGTTTCACATGTGGTGCAATGAGCTGTCATCGTATCTGCTAAAACACGGCAGAAAGTGGGCCGCTCCTGAGTTCGTGAAGGATATGCTGAAACACAGCTTTCTAGGCTACAAAGACACAATGCGGCTAGATGTATCGACAAATCAGCCAGCAAAGGTTCGCGAATTGATTCACACAAGCGATCTATCAACTGGCGATATGTTTCACTTCATGGAGCAGTGCGAGGCTTACAGTGTCG